GAATAATGAATGCTGGTGTTCCTACGTTGGTCATGGGCGGCTTTGTTGCTCAGTGTGGACTTGTTGAGATTAATGCAACTTCTGATGTTGGAACTGATAACATCGAATTAATCTTTAATTTAGTTCCGGGACGATACAAGGGACTAATGGCGCAACCAATGGGGCAGTGATTTTAATGACTGTTCCTCAAGCTACTACTGAAGCAATTACTTCAGGTGTTAAGGTTGCAAGCGCGATTACTCATGTTAAGAATAATCGAATAGAATACCTGGTTCTTCTGGTATTATCTCACATGCTAGGTTTTACTGGCGTGGTTATTGATAAGGCAGCTGGAGTGTGCTACTGATGGCTAAATACAATTATGGAAAGACTTTCAAGAAAGACGGTAAGTTAGTTCGATACCGTTATACTAACAAAAGAAAGTCTACTAAGAAACTAGTTTCTGCACCTAAGAAGAGATGATATAATGTCAGATGCTTCTTGTACTCGTTGTGGATCACATATCCACTCCAAGGTTCCGATTGATACTTCAGAAGGAATAGTACAGCACATCATTTGTGTGGGTTGTTCATTTGAATGGGTTGAGTGAAATGAAAGGTTCTACTTGGGAAGAGGTTTTGTTTTGGGTTTCTAAACCTCAAGGATTGAATACTCCTAGATTTGGACCGGCTCCTCAAGTTCATCCTTGGGGTCCGGGTTATTCTATCCATCCAGAACTTACTCGTTCAGGTGCTGGATATTTTTTGAGTCGGTTGGCTTTACCGGCAGCAGTGATGGCTTCGACAATTACAGCTACTACAACTCTGTCTTCAGAGGGTGGTGAACCAGGTGCGTTGTTTACTAGTTACCCTGGTATTGGTTCATCATTGGACCATGTTTTGAATTAGGTTTATTTACCGAGTGTATACATTTGTATACATGGCGAGCCTATACATGAGAGTGAAGAAAAACGGAAAGTGGATATTTGTAAGTGCAAATACTCCGTATGAGCAACATATGTTGAGAAGGAATTGTGAGTGTTCACGATGTCAGAAGAGGGGTGGTTCAGAATGACCATCCTCGGATTCTATCTTGATTACAGGGGCGGATATTGTCGCTACTGTTGGCCTACGGACTGTAGGTGTTTGTAATGACACTTTGTCTACGTTGTCAAGAAGTGTTAGATCTATATGGAACTCTAGAGTTCATGTCTGAAGAATATTGTAGTTGCAGGTATTTTATCGAAGAGAAACCGGCTGCTTCAGAACAGAAACTAATTACTTATCTTTGTACTTGCCCAGTGTTCAAGTTAAAACACTCTGGTAAGTTTGTAATTCGTTGTAATTGTTGAAATTATGTAGCATGTTGCCCTACTAATTTTTAAACCGTCGTTGTCGGTGGAAGGGTGAAGAAGATAGTAATCCGGTAACATGTTGCCTGAGTGCTGCTTTTGAACGAACAGCGGGCGTGGCGGATGTGTCCGAGTTAGGATACATGGGGAATAGTAAAACTCATAGACCCCCTACCCCCGCATTGAGCCAATGGCTCGTAGAACTCGTAAGCGAAACTCGATTACCCCAGCGGTATTACAATTGAAATACTCGATGGCAACTGGTGTGGCACCTGGTGGAATTACCAGGTACGCCGATCTAATGAAAGATTTATCTCTGATAAATAGAAAACTGATGCGTCAAGGCTACCAAGTAGTTGTAGGCTCAGTTACAGTTAATGATGATTCAGCTACTCCAAGGACGGTTGATGTTTCTTTGAAAACAGCCGGAAATTCTTGGGTTGTGAATAATGCTTGGACAAAGGGTCAAGCACTTTGGACTCAGATGAATAAAGAAGTGCTCGATGATAATCCTAGTATCAGAGGAACTTGGCAAGATTTTAAGACTCGTTTGGTCGAATCTCACGTTACTGCAAATACTTTGACTTTGCGAGATGGACAAGGTGCTACTTGGCCTACTGGTTCAGAATGGGCAATGTCGACATATGTCGTACCGCAGCATGATGTTGATGCAGCAGGTGTTGTTTTGCCTGCTGAACAATGGACTTCATGTTTAGTGGGTCCATCGGATCTAGGAAACAATATTGTTTCACTTACTCAGGCATATGAAGAATCTAGAGCTACTGTTCAAGATGCTTCTCCTAATGTATCTCCATTAGTGCCTACTTCGTTTTATCTGCAGTTGACCGATGACGGAAGTCAAGACCCAGAACTGGCAACAGTGATCGCTGGAGATAATGATGTTCCTCCATATCCAAATGGTGATGGAGAATATCCGGGTGGAGCGAGTTTTACCGCTTCCAAAGGATTAGTTACACAACAACGTGGAATAATGAATGCTGGTGTTCCTACGTTGGTCATGGGCGGCTTTGTTGCTCAGTGTGGACTTGTTGAGATTAATGCAACTTCTGATGTTGGAACTGATAACATCGAATTAATCTTTAATTT